AGGTTCAGAACAGCGTAACATATATCTAGCTCAGAAAAACTTTGCAAACATATTAGCTAATGTCTGTAGAGATACTGGGTTATGCATTCACTTAGTAGCGCACGTTAGAAAACCAGATGATGAAACTAAAAGATGTAGCAAGTATGACATAAAGGGAGCTTCAGAGTTAACAGACCTTGTTGACGCAGGCTTCATGGTTCACCGCAATAAGATAGAGGAGAAATCAAGAGAGAGTGGTAATCCACCTGCAGCTCCACAGGCTGCATTAGAGTGTTTTAAGAACAGACATGGCGGGTTCGAACCAATGTGTGGTCTAGATTATGGCGAACAAAGCATGAGATTTCATGACTATGGAAGAGAAGAGCACGGTTTTTATGAAAAATATGTTGGAGAGAAGAGTACACCTTTTGACGGAGCTTTTAATGAGAACGAGTAATTGGAAAAACGTAGAAAGAGAAGCTGCCAAACTGTTTGGTGGAGTAAGAACCGGTTGTAATGGTGAAAGCAGGAGAGATGTAGAACACCCCACGTTATCTATCGAGGTTAAGCACAGGAAGGTGTTGCCTGATTGGCTGCATTCAGCTATGGGTCAAGCGGTTAGAGAGGCAGAGCATAGGAAACCTATCGTATATCTGCACGAGCGTCACATGAAGTTTGAAGATGGTTATGTAGTCTTGCGTGCAAAGGATTTTAAGGATCTCTGCCCAGATACAATAAAGAAATAAATGATAAAATTAGGCTTTTATCTCGAATGTTAGGTGTGATATAATTATTTTTTAACTTAGGAGCACAAAAATTGGGAGAATATACCAATAAGAATGAGTACCCCGAATGGTTATGCAATGTACTGAAGTATAACCCATACACTACGGGGCCAAAACGGTCAGATATCAGTACTACCCAACTGATCGATTCACCTCAAGTATTATCGCTAAGAAAAGCTAATAGAGATAATATCGTAGAAGATGTAAGTGACAGAACCTGGGCCGTATGGGGAAGCGCTGTTCACGCTATTTGTGAGTACGCAAACCTGTCTAACTCTGACGTGTTAGTAGAGAAACGTTTTCATAAGGATTACAAGTCTCATTCAGTCAGTGGTCAGGTTGACGTGTACGATCTTAAAAACAAGATCATATACGATATCAAAACTGTTTCAGCGTTCGCTCTAATGCACGGGGTTAAGCCAGCTTGGTCTAACCAACTCAACGTGCTAGCAGACCTAATGAAGAGCAGCGGTTGGGAAGTGTCCGGACTATCTATTGTAGCGTTCTCTAAGGACTTCAAAGAAAGTAACGTTAAAGCTGGTTCAGCGTATCCAGAAGGAGCTTTGAAAGTCATTGATGTACCATATTGGCCGGAAGAAGAAACCAACCAATACATAGAACGTAGATTGCAAAGACATTTCTTTGACGAACCTATTTGCGATAGAGAAGAACGATGGCAAAGCGACCATAAGTTTGCCGTCATGAAGAAAAAGAAAGTTAGAGCTGTAAAGCTCTTCGATACTAAAGACGATGCAAATGATTTCATCATCGTGCAGAAAGACCAGGAAGATCTTTATCTAGAAGATAGGCCCGGTTTTAACATGCGATGCAATAAGTATTGCAACGTTAAAAGGTTTTGTCCACAATACTCTAAGGAGATGCGATAATGGCTAATGCAGTAAATGTGTTTCACGAAACGAGTGAGTTCACTTGTATGTTTCCCAATCTTGTAGAAACTGAGAAGTTTCAAGAACAGGATACTGGCATGTATTCTATCACAATGTGTTTCGACAAGGGAGACGTAAGCGTAAAAGAAGCTTTGGATAAGAACATTGAAGAAGCTAAGAACAACGACGAGAAAGTAGCTAGTGCCAAAAACCTGTACATTCCTATTAAAGACGGGGATGAAATGGGCAAGGAATGGTCTACTGGTAACTGGGTATTGAAAGCTAAGACCAAGTTCAAGCCAAAAGTAGTAAGCCGTGTGGGAGAAGATATGAATCCAGATTCTGTGCACAGTGGATCCATATGTCGTGCGCACATTGTCTTTCGCCCGTTCATCGCTGGAACTAATAAGGGCGTTACCTGCTCTTTGAAAGATCTCCAGTTCATCTCTGAAGGTAGCGGTATGGGTGGTTCAACACCAACGTTTTCTCCGTTAGATGATGACGTACCGTTCTAATGGCGAATGCTCACGGTCGCTCTATTGATAAGACATTCTTATCGTTAGATAAAGCAGAAGAACGTGGGATTATACATCGGGATTACATAGCCCATTGCTTAAGATGGAGCCATGTGGCTATGTACCTCCGACGTAAAAACCGTTACAAGAATGCTGATATCCTGGATATAGGACCGGGTAAAGAGATTCCTCTTGCAAAAACGCTATATGTAAACAGAACTACACCTAACTCATACACCGCGGTTGATGTCTCAAAGCTTGAAATGCCGGTAATGTTTGAGAACGCTAGTTGGAAGCCTACCAATTTGATATCAAAAATGGATGTTTGCGAGTTGGATTTAATGTCGCTTGACAGAGCTCCTAACATTATCGTTTGTTTTGAAGTGATTGAGCATGTAGAGCCAGGTCATAGTAGACTAATGTTGGAAAAGATGTATGACATGTTACGTTTTCAAGACAATGGACCAAACTTTGATGATGCCGTTGTATTTCTAAGCACTCCAAACTGGGATCCAAAGGTTGGTGCAGCAGGCAACCACGTTAACGAAATGAAGCATCAAGCGTTGGGTGCTGTAATAGAAGATATTGGTTTTAATATAGAAGCTAGATACGGAACCTTCGCATCTCAAAAAGATATAAAACCGTTCATGACCGAAGAAGAGTTATTGCTCATGGAGAAGATGAAAGAATATTACGACAGTAACTATGTTTCTACAATATTCGCTCCCTTATTTCCGGAAGTGTCTAGAAACTGCATTTGGAGACTGTCAAGGAATCAACAAAAGAAGAAGTATCCATATCTGTACAACGTAGAAGAACCCTGGACTTCCTCAGACAAATGGAAAGATCTTAATGGATAGTTATCAACAGTACATTCACAAGAGTAGGTATGCTAGGTATTTACCTGGCGAAAACAGGAGAGAAAACTGGGCAGAAACGGTCAGTAGATATATTACCTTTTTTGAACTTCATTTAGATACGAAAATTCCTAAAAGAGTTTATGATTCTATTTACAATCTAGAGGTTATGCCCTCTATGCGTGCCTTGATGACGGCAGGTAAAGCGTTGGAGAGGGATAACGTAGCAGGATACAACTGCTCATACTTGCCTATTAACGGTTTGAGAGCGTTTGATGAGACGTTGTACATACTAATGTGCGGTGTGGGCGTTGGTTTTTCTGTAGAGCGGCAGTATATAGGTGAGCTTCCAGAGGTTGCTGAAACGTTACACGTTAGTGATACGGTTATAACGGTTCGAGACAGCAAAATAGGTTGGGCATCTGCATACAAAGAACTAATATCGATGTTGTTCAGCGGTTCTATACCGTCTTGGGATTTGTCCAAGATTAGAGCGTCAGGTAAGCCACTCAATACATTCGGTGGTAGAGCTTCTGGGCCAGAACCATTAGATAGACTGTTTAAGGTTACGGTAGAGGTGATTAAAAAAGCTCACGGAAGAAAGCTTACATCTATAGAATGTCATGACATTATGAACTATATTGGAGAAGCCGTTGTTGTTGGTGGGGTTAGGCGCACAGCAGAGATATCTCTAAGTAATCATTCTGATGGACGCATGCGCGATGCTAAAATGGGTCAGTGGCCTGTTGACAACCCACAAAGAGGTTTAGCTAACAACTCTATTTGTTACACGGAGCGTCCAGACGTTGGTGCTTACATGAGAGAGTGGTCTGCACTGTACGAGTCTCGCAGTGGAGAGAGAGGTATATTCAACAGACAAGCATGCAAGAACATGTCTCCAGAAAGAAGAGACACAGACTATGACTTCGGTACGAACCCGTGTTCAGAAATAATTTTACGTCCGAATCAGTTCTGCAATTTATCTGAGGTAGTAGCAAGACCTGACGACACTAGAATGTCTTTGTTAAATAAAATAGAGATTGCTACTATACTGGGAACTATGCAGGCTTCGTTAACTAACTTTAGATATCTATCAAGTAAGTGGAGAAAAAATACAGAAGAAGAGGCGTTATTAGGTGTTAGCATAACCGGTATATACGATTGTCCTTACCTACTTGAGAGCGAACCAAAGCAGTTAGAGGAATTAAAAAACCATGCGATCAAGATCAACGAAAGATGGGCAAAGAATATCGGTATTAATCCAGCTGCTGCTATTACTTGCGTTAAGCCTTCTGGTACCGTTTCTCAGCTTACTGATTCTGCTAGTGGTATTCATCCTCGCTACAATGAATACTATATCCGTCGCGTACGCAACGATAAAAAGGATCCTTTATCGAAAACTCTTATAGATCAAGGAGTTCAATACATAACAGATCCGTATAACGATAGTGCCTATGTGTTTGAATTCCCAAGGAAATCTCCTAAAAACGCAATAACGAGGAAAGAGATAAACCCGATATATCAATTGGGATTATGGAAAAAGTTTGCTATTTCCTGGTGCGAACACAAGCCAAGCATGACGTGTTACGTTAACGAAAAAGAGTGGCCAGAAGTAGGATCCTGGGTATGGACAAATTTTGATATAATGAGTGGAGTCAGTTTTCTACCAAGTGCTGACGAAGGTCATATATATCAAGCCGCTCCTTACGAGGATATAACCGCTTCGGAATATAAAGTGCTACTCAAGAAAACTCCTGTTGAAATTGATTGGTCTCTACTATCAGAAGAGTCTGATAACACTACTGCAACACAAGAATTGGCCTGTACCGGCGATAAATGCGAAATCTAGTAGAAGGAACAGATTATAGTGTAGAAAGATATTCTATGGGAGGCATAGAAAATAAAACGTATTGGTTCATGTTAATAGGCGGTAAGCAAACATACTTATGTTGTAAGGGACCTTTTAACACAGAAGAATACAGAGACAATGCAGTAATAGAAGAGGCAAACAGTCGTGAAATATCTCGCAATAGCAGCAGTAATAATAGGAGTCGCAATAGCATCTGGTTGCGCATTAAGCGTAAGATTAGATGAGGATTCCTTTTCCATCCATTATCAAAAAATCACAGGTGAAGCGTATGAATAAGTCGTATATACCCATAATTTTAGCACTGATGTTCATCACAACTGGTTGCGTAGAGGTTGGCCAAACAACCGGTGGAGTAGAGTTATGTACTGGAGACTCAACCGAATGCGGAGACAATCATGATGAAAGTGACAGCAGCGTATCTGAAACAACTACTAACTAGGTCGTTGTTAATAACGTTTGGCGTTGGCTTTGTTATACTATGTTGTATAGCCGCATGGGTTGCAGGACAAAGTCCGTGGTAAAAAAAATAGACAATGATTTTATAGGAAAACTTGTCTATCTAGAATGGGTAGACACCGTTGCTTCTGCAGGGTGGGAAACTAAGGATACTGTCAACACCAAGCTTGTAAAGCAGGTAGGGTGGGTAGTTCAAAACGATGATACTACAGTAAAGATAGCATCCACGTTCTCAGAAGAAGAGTATTACTCTGTAACGGCTATACCCATTGGTTGTTTAGTATCTATGAGACCTGTTGTGGAATGATACTGATACCAACAAAAGATATACATCTTATAGAAGATAAAATAAAACCACTTCTAATGAAATCAACAGATGATATCACCTCTCACGATATGGTTACAGCAGAAGAATGTATTTACAGGCTAAAGCAGGGAATATATTTGTTGTGTACCAGTAATGAATTAGAGTTTTTTGTTATAGTTTCGATTATAAAACAAAAAAGCAATAATATTCTAAATGTTGTAGTTATGTTTGGTAAAAATATGGTAAAACATTATTTAGACTTTGACAAACACTTGGTAGAGTTTGCAATATTTAATAAGTGTTCTAAAATATTTATTCAAGCAAGACCTGGAGTTGCACGTTTTGCAAAAAAAATTGGATACGAAGAAGTAAAATATAAATACAAACATATCCCGATGGTTAAAGCGATCGGGGACTCAACGCAGGTATTTGCGCAGGGAGAGGACGCTTTCTCTGCGGAGCCCCGATCTAATTCTTAAGAAACTCTTTTGTATTCTTTAGAAACTCTACATTCATATCATTTCTAGATTTTCGACCATCTAATATGATACCGTATTCTAACTCAGCGTATTCGTCGAATTGTTTCTTGCTCATCTTGTAAGTAGCAAGGTATTCCTTTCTTCTCTCAGCGGTAGTCATACCCTTGTACCTCTCTTTCGCGCTCTCTCTAACTTTCTGCACAGCCTCATGCTTACGCTTAGCTGACTCACTTTCTTCAGTCTTGAGGAAGCTACTCTCACCTACCTTTTTATATTTTAGATACTGGTTAATCATACTAGCTTTAGATTGGCGACCATCAGGGTCGAACCCAAGTTTAGTACGCATGTGCCTGTCTAACTCGCGACGATCCATATTCACGATCTGCTCTTTAGATAGCTTTAATCGCTTAGCAGCATCGTTAGTTATACTGTCAAGTAATTCTTGTTTTTTCGCTTCAACCTTAGCGGCTTTCTTTTCTTCTCGACGCTCTATGGTTCGTTTCCTTACTAACTTACCTTTCTTATCTTTAACGTAATATGGGTCAACACCCAAAGCTTCACGTATAGGCGTAGATTTAGTGAGCGGTACAGCTCTAGCAAGTCTACCTTCAAGGTCAAGTTCTTTACCCTGAGCTACATCAGCCGCTGTCTGACCTATGTTACTAGCCTGCTTATACATTGGGCCAACCATGTGCTCTAATATATCTTTTACCGGATCCTTACCTTGCCAAGACCAGTAGTTAGGCGTAGCCGCTTGAACAAGCACAGAACCCAAAGGTCCAGATAAGCCAGTCCTTTCAAAATCTTGTATAAATGTAGCCCATCCAGGAAGTTTCTCTTCCCACGGGTCTTCATCTTCGCCATACTTTATAAGGTATGCTATCGCCTGAGCAAACTGTACAGCACCGTACATGGCCGCAGCAGTTCCCAACATACCAGCTATTTGCTTGCTTTGTTGGTACTTCTTAGAAGCACCTTTACCTTCAGCGAATCTAATTCTTTGAGCAATAGTGTTTACGAAGGTATTACCAAATGTAGTGATGAAGGATTTAAACAGTAAGAACGGTGCAAACCTAGGATCTCTAAAGATTTTAGGCAGACTACCCTCGCTTGGTAGTGTAACCACACCCTGAACAAACCTGTGTGCTGGACCAGCTAAGTCTAATCTAAACTCTGAGGGTACATCGTGTATTTGTCTATGACCAGCATCATACCATCTAATCAACTCGTTTATCTCACGATTGCTTAATCCAAGAGTTTTCAGATTGCTCTTGATTTGAGCTACAGTAGAATCTAATTTAAAACCCTTACCTCTCTTAGCTTTCGATAATGCTTTAGCATCAGCTACTATGTTCTGGTTGAGGTTAGTTAACGCCATTAACTGTTGCATCTGAGTCATAGTCGTTAAGGCTGTAACCTCGAAATACACGTCCATATTAAGCATGGCTCTAACTTGCCTAGCCCTGAACCTTCCTTTCTCTAAGTTTCCAAGACCGTACAACTTATATAACGCTTTAATCGGGAACGAATTACCAGTAGATCCTACACCAGCTTTTATAAAACTGGGCCCAACAAACCGTTGAGCTGCAGCCTCGCCTAAGTTTGATAAATCGTACAATCCTAACTGTCTTAGTAAAGCTGCTCGCTTACCTATGTTGGTCTTAGGGTTGAAGTAACCCTTCATAGCTTTGCCGGTAAGCATCTTGTTAATACCGTTTAATCCACGTAGAGCAGCGAACATAGATGCGCCAAGAATGTTTGTCGCAAACTTAGCAGGGTTCTTAGTTCCTAATGCTGTAGCGGTAAGAAACTCTGGCATAGACGCAAGAGATACTAGTGTAAGGCTAGCCATTGTGGTAGCGTTCATTGCAGACTGCAATACTTTTCTACCTTTAGTAGGTATACTATTAACCTTGTATCGATGGTTGATGATATCCATCAACTCGTCTATGTCTGTTATTACACTTTCGACATCTATTAGTGTTTTACCTGCATTGTTTCTGTTGTGGTCTGAAACCTCTTTCCTAATCTTACGTTTTAAATCGTTTAGGTGCTCGTTGCGTTGACCAAACATTTCCGCATAAACGGTTTTCTCTACAGCTTTGTCAATAAACCTAGGAATAATAGCTTGGTAATCATTAAGCAGTAAATCTCCCAACTGATCTCTTGATACCTCTCTCTCCATTTTTTCAAAGAATTCTTTCTGATCCCTCATATTGCTTTCAGTGTCTGCATTACGAGCCTTAGCCGTAAAGTCACCAGACACAAAACCGCCACTGCTTAAGATAATGTTATAAGCATCCGTAGCATCATACTTGTTGTTGGCAGCATCATCCACTATACCTATACCGTTAAGTAAAGCCATAAGTTTCCTTCTGCCTTCAGGTGAAGCGACCTTGTCTACATCGAACACCCGTGGGAATACACCACCATCAAGCGGTCGTAGAGAGAAGTCTTCTGTATGTGTTTTACCAACACGGTCTGACCAAGTATATAGCCTTTCTACAGCAGTCTTTAATTTTTCAGCAGCCTCTGCTACTTTACCGTTCTCTGGAGTTAGACCCCTAGAGAAGAAGTCAGTCAACTGTTGGTTTACTTTCCTAGATATAACTCCACCACGATTGGTAAGTATATCTATCTGCTGCTGTATCTCAAACCTGAATTCACCCAGAGCCATAGACTTCTTCTGGACATAGTCTCTTCCAGCTCTTGTCTCTTTCTCTCTGAGCTTCTGGTGTGGAGCTCTAAGTACTGTATCTGCTATGACACCAGCTGTCTTAGAAGCTCCTGAGTGACGTCTTACGGTTTGTGCAGCTTGACTATAGAGGAATCCCCAAAGAGATCGTAACGTAGTTCTCTCTCTAGCTTTAGGTCGTGATGTTTCATCACTATCGGTATATTCCTGCTGCGCCGCATCATCCTCCGCTGTCGGTTCCTGAGAGCTTGGCGATGTATAGGCAGCACCAGTTTCGTTGTACTGTTGTTCGTTATCAGGATCTACTCCAGTTTGGTTGTTAACAGCATCTTCAAACGATTCTTCTTCAGTTTTCTTACCTTTCTTTTTCTTAGGTTCTGCCCATGCTGCAAGATAAGTATCTTCGTCGCTGTATTCTGGGCCGGCATCTTCTTCTATCTCAACCGGACCTAATATGCCAACTATTTGCTCTTCTAAATCATGAATAGCATTACCAGTATTAATATCTTCTCTTCCAGGATATTCTTCAATATCTAGGTTATAAAGTCTTTCGGCGGTTTCAGTAAAAGAAACTAAATTTAAGTATTCTTCTAGGTTTGTTCTAGCTAAATGTTTAAGTCTTTGCTGTAAATCTTTTGCAGGGTATTTAAGAGAAAACACTGATTCTAAAGGAATCATTAAGTCACTAACTGGAGCAATCCTTTCTTCTATTGAAAGGGTTTTAGTTATATCTTTTATTACATCTTCCGATACATTGTTGTTTCTCAGTATCTCATTAGCATATTTGAACTTGTCTGGATTAACAATCGCAGACTCACCCCTAGGTGCTTCCATTTTTGCTTTTATTTCTCTAGCTCTAGCTGTAAGTTTTTCTTCTTCAGACAGCGCAGCTTCTTCACCGCGTAGTATTTTGGTTGCAGTTAAGTTTTCTCTAACCGCTCCTGTAGAATAAAGATCATCGACTAAATCATTAAGATCATTCTTGCCAATATTGATTCCGACTTTCGCAAGAATCATTTTGACTACTCTCTTGAGTTTAGTAACCCAAGTTTCTGTGTTCATGGAATCACTTTGATAAGCTAGTAATTCAGACAGCATTCTCCACATCAGCCTTGATGATTCATTCCTTTGTGAGCTGGTGGATGCAGGTTTAGCAGCATCCCTGAACAAGATATCCAAGAACTCTATCGCGTCTTCGTTATTTTCTATAATAACGGGTTTGCCCTCTATATAAATTGTAGATACACCTAGACGAGCAAAACCGTTTTTATCCTTACGTAAAAAACTTATGATTTCTTTTCTATATGTCTTATATAACTCTCTCCTAAACTTACCTAATTCATGCTCGCTAAAGTTTGTACCAGTGCGATCTAATATTGCTCGCTCCCAAGCGAAGTGATTAACGTGGGTAATTTCATGTTGCAGAACTGATCTAATAGCATATTCTTGAAGGTTTTCTTTTCCTATTTTCTCAATCAACTCTTCTGGAGAAATGCCAAGTCTACTTGCTTGCTCACCTATAACTTCAGTAACACCAGCCTCGTCAAATCGGGCTAAGTTTATAACGATCCTATAATTACCGTGCAGTAGGCGCTCTCTGGCCATACCAAACTTACCCTTAACTGCTGCTATAAACTTATCAGCTATAAGAATAGTAAATTTAGCATCCTCATTAGGAACGTAAGCGAATTCTACATGGACTTCCGCTGTATCTCTACCACGAAGATTTAAATTCTTTATGATTCTTTCGTAGTCTATACCTGGTAAATGCTCTTTACCGGAGAAAATATATTTTCTCTTGCCTACAGTTTTTTTCTCGTCTATTACTTTAGCTTCGGGGTCTTGGTAAGCGTTTGTAGTTTCAGACTCAGTGTTAACGTTTTCGGCAATCGCATCTCGGTTACCGATCCATCTATCAATGTCTATTTCATCTAAATATTCCTGTAAAGTGCCGTCTTCATTACGATCTATAATCTCATCCCACCAAGGTTTAGTACCTTTGCCACCATCGCGACCGAATGGATTAGATGCATAAAAAGCATCTTCTGATGCCCTTATTTCTTCTTCTGTTGCACCCTTCTTTCTAGCAGCCCTGTCTAATTCGTTTTTAACCCTATGGGATAAATTTGGCAACATTTGAAGGTTGTTAGCATTGTGAAGATATTCCCCAACAGATTGTCGAGCTTTCTGTTTTGAATGATCTACATCAATAACTAAATCTTTTATTCCTAGAAAATCTTTTAATATTCTTCTAGCTTTAAATACTTTATCTATTGCTTCTAATTCTTCGACTGTCGCGCCTGGATCTAAATATTGTTTTAAATCTTTTGGTCTCCTCCAACCACTAGCTTTGTGTGACAGGTATCCACCGTAAGAATGTCTCTTAGTTTGTTTTTGTTTGTTTGTAAGAGTTTCCCATTCTTTTTCAGGAATATTGTAATGTTCTCTTATTTCTTTTACAGTGTAAATTAAATTAGGCCTTGGTAAATCTCTTTTACTTTTCTCATTTCTAACTACATCATGAACTCTATTGCGCGGTAGATTAAGTTTTTTGCTTATTTTCGAAGCATTCAAACCATCTTTAGTCCCAGGAGTATGCTCATATAGATCTATTATCCTATTGTACAGATCTGAACCTTCTTCTATTGCTCCCATAAAAGTTGCTCTACCAGTTTTTGGATGTATATACGAAGGTCTGGCGCTATAAGCATCTACAGTAGGAGTATCTTCTTCAACAACCCTAGCTTCACCTTCTAACGGCTCTGCTTTTTTGATAGCTATCTCTTCTTCGATAGTTTCTATATTGGTCTTCTCGATTTCGATATCTTCAGCGATTTCTTCAGCAGAATAATCATCTTCGAATCCTTCAGGAGGAATTCCCGCTTCTAAAGATTTCAATCGATCTCTAGCGGATTTTAACTGTTGATCAAGCTCGTTAAGGCCTGGAATCTGATCAGTCAATTCCTTTGTCCTTGCTATTTCTTGCTGTTCCTCGTCAAAGGCTCGCATAGCCTCCCGTTTTCTTTTGTTTGTATTATCTTCCTGGTCTCTTAATTCTTGTATCAACTCTACATTGTTTTGTATTGATTGGCGCTTCTGCTTTCTTTCTTCTAGTATTTTCTGCTCTTTATCAGATTCTTGCTGTAAAGGACGCCAGACGAGTTCACGGGGTCCAAAACTGTCAGTACCTAAAATATCGAAGGCTCGATCATGCGGCCTATTCATATAATCGTAGTTTTCTATATCTCCATAATTCATTGGCCCGCCATCATCACCAGTGTTATCAAAATCTCTCTCTACGTTTGTAAATACTGGACGTAGCTTGTCACCAACAGAATTGGTACTGAAGTTATCTTTGACATAGGCCATTATTGCCTTGTCTACATCTATCTGAGAAACCTCTTGTGACTCAACATAATCAGGTATTAACTCTGAAATATGTACCTCACCGACAACTTCCATACCTATATCAGGTGTGCCGCTATATGAAGCATCGTATACGGTTACTATTCCGTCGGTTGGGTTAAACTCGACATCGATAGTATTTTCAAAGCCCGCTGTCTCTCCCGGGTATTGATCCTTCCAACCAGATACGTCGAAATTGTATGCAGACCATAGAGGTGGATTTGCATAATCAATAGCTAAAGTAGCGGGTAAACCAACTTGTACTGGAGCGCCAACAGCAGCTTCGGGTGCTAAATTAGGAAGAAGATCGGAAGGACGAACAGTTGCAGCAGCTTGAGCTATATCCCTGGCTTTTGCAAGGAACTGTCTTCTTCTCATGTCTATGGGCTCCCCAGTCGCGCTAGGAGCAACAGTAGGAGCTTGGCCCTGTAGGCCTACATCCCCAGGAGGAATGACATCTAGCGCGGTAGAGGAAACACCCCGAAGTCTAGTAAAAGGAGCTGTCAAAGCAGATAATATTACTCCTGATATGCCTCCAACCTCTGCGGAGTGTTTTATTCCTCCTATAATCTCATCAAGACTCATACTTTTATCCAAAACTCCAATATCATATAAGTTTTGAATAACCTGGTTTACTGGCTCTTGTATACCTTCTGCCATTCCAGATTTAGCTGCATTCCATACCCAGTTTCCGCCAACCTTCGTTATAAAACCCAATGGTATAGCTTCTGAAAGAGCTTCAGAACCTCCGAAAGCCATACCATCCATGTGAGCTTCTTCTGGAGATCTACCTTCACTTCTTGATTGAGCAAATTTATCGCCGTAAACTTGTCCAAAAATAGGAGATAATGCTAATGCTGGGTTTTTAGTAGCGAACGTCATTGCAACGGTAGGAACCATATTTATAACGTTAGTTGCAACGTCGTATACCATCTTATTAGGAGATTTAGCTCTACCAGCAGCTTGCTGTGCTCGACCAGACTTAAAAAGATCTTCTCCGTAATCTACTAATGGTTTACCATACTGTGATTTAACGGCATCAGTAAACATCTCAATAGTTCTAAGAGGTCCAGAATAAGTTTGTTGTTCTCCAGGGGTTCCTAAAGATTGAAGCAAACCACCAGTGGCGCTTTTTGCAAGGCCGGGAACTCCTTCTGTTGCCGCAACATATCCAGACTTTGCTATATCAGAAAGATCTTGAGCACTAACAGATGGTACATCAACCTCTTCTTGCCTAAAGATAGGTTTTATACCGTAAGGATCGCTAACTGCAGGGGTGTTTTTAACAAGGTTTTTATACTTGTTAGGATTTTTAATGATAGCAGAATTTATGCGATACTTTTGAAGGTGGGGATTATGCTCGTAAGGATTTGGAACACCCTCTTCAGCAGAATTAGGATCTACATGAGATGCATTTGCTACATCCATTTGATCTTGTTCGAGGTCTTTTAGATACTCCTCGATTAAGAGTAGATTAGACATGTCTAATTAAAATCCGCCGGCGCCAGATTTAGGATTATATGTTCCAACCCCAAATTCATTTTGCGCTCCTGAGCCATAAGTGCCGTAATTTGTTCCAGATGTTCCAGGTTTCTTTTGTAATGCCTTTGCAAAATTACCCACATTAGAAAATAACTGATTAGCAGGGAACAGTACCTGCTGTTGACCATGAAGAGTTTTCTTATAACCTTGTGCAATATCGTCTAATCGCCTTTGAGAACCTAGTTTACCAGCAATATCTGCATAAGCCGCATCAACTTGTCGCTTGTCTATAGCTTGTTTTGACCTATCTACTCCAAGAAAATCATAATCTACACCTAACACGTCCCTATCAATATCGAGCTCATCCTCATCTATTTGTACACCCTTGTTTCTTAAACCAGCGCCAGCTAAACTCTGGTCTGCTCCGGCTAATCCCATTTCTTTATTTATTTTGTCTTGCTGAGCATTAACGCCAGACTGCGCAATATCTATACCAGCTAAAGAATCTGTTGATTGACCCATAGCTTCGGCAAAAGCAGCTATTGCAGCTTTTCTGTCATCTCTAGCGTAAGCTGCCGGACCTGAGGCAGCAGCAAAGTCTCCACCATACCTTGACCCACCAACCGTAGTACCAGGTACAGCTGCCAACAATGGATCAGTAAAAGCTTTAGCCTCATCCTCGTAATCACCGGCCCGAGCACCTATAGTAGAAAGAAAGTTACTATAATCGCGAACAGATCTGCCACCTACCTTTGCGGCTTCTTCATCTGCCTGTTCTACAGCGCCTACTCCAGCTCTTTCTGTAGCTGCTGCGGCGCCTGCAATATCAAACTGTCTATCATCAAGCTTTAATCTATCTCCTCTAAGATCTAGTTTACCTGAACTTAAATCTAGTTTGTCTTGTTCTAATCCTGTGGCTTTTTTGTCTAATCCAATGTCCTCAGTCTTTAAACTCTTCTGCGTACCTGCAGCTCCCAGTTGTCTACTGAATTCAGAACCTCTAACTCCATACTCTGCTGAGTTTCTCGCTTCCCATTGTTTTGCGGTAGCTTTTTTCTCCTGCCAATCTTCAAGCATAATAGCTGTTTGAGCCACTTGTTCCGCAAGTTGCGCAGTTTGTACAACTGTTTGTAATCCTGTTGCTGTATCGAATACTGTCATGATTTGATACTCCTAAAGAATGTACTTTCTTGGTGCTGAGCGAAAGTTAGCACCGGCAGCATCTGGTGTCCCTGATTCAAGAGCATATTTGCGACCAGTTGATGGTCCTGGAGTATAACCACCAGCAAACGCTGATGTACCAGGTCTACCTGCTACGCTACCTTTGAATAAACCAACCCCACCGGGAGTTCCAATTTTACCAGATTGTGCTAACTTATAAAGGTCTGGCGCTAGAGATTCAAAATCGTTTCTTCCGGCTCGCATACCGGCAATAGACTGGTTAGCAAGGTCTTCTCTCGACGCTATATCTTGAGTTGCCAAATCTCTTAAGGATTGAGCGTGGGCTGATCCACCGTGAGTTCTTTTTCTAGCAAACTGCTGAGTAGCTTTTGTTTCGGCAGCTTCCTTAGCCCGGTCAAGCGCATCTGCACCTATGCCGTATTGTTTTTTTGCAACACCTTGAAGTCCTGCATAAACATTTTCTGCTGGAACACCGCCAAAAATGCTGCTAACAGCTGTGTTGCCCGATGTGATTCTGTCTCTTAAGGCCATTAGAAGATACCAAGTTCGTTAAAGTATAGTGTTAAACCGCTGAACAGCATGTTTGTGTTGGCTGTCTGGGTTATTTTGAAACCAATCTCTGTAGTTACCAATTCTACCGGTAACAAGAGTCCAGGTCTAGAATCTCCCGAAATACCTTGAGCTGATGTAAAAACTGTAGGTGAACGGGAGTCGTATTTGTATTGTACATCGGCCGCACCCTCTACCAGCACGTCTGCTCCAAATATTTGCTTCCACAAACCAGACTTTTTTAGAGTTTGAAACGAGCTTTCCATGGAAACCGCTATCGATGATACTGATGCATCCGATTTAGTGTCCTGGTAAGACGAGGGATTAAAGCAGAATACAAAGTTATTAGATCTTATATATAGGTAGTTTCTAAACGCTGTAATATCTTGTATAACCTCTGGCATTGAATACCGAGACCATGCAGCCAGTTTATTTGATTGAGAAAAAGAGTAAACATATATCTGTTTTTCTATTACACATACATACTGGCTTAATCCTGAGAAATAAATAGATTTAGGTTCGTTAGATGCTGCAAATGTGTCTATTTGACTAGAAACTAATGACTTTATAGAAGATCCAATATCTACAGATTGTAGCGTATCGGTATATAGTTTTTGAGCTAAAGATTCGAATGTTTGATCATTGAGATAGATAACGTCTGTTCCAGCGTTACCTATAGAACTCAAATACTTTAAATTAGCATTTTCTACTATTGTAACAAGTTCTATTAATGCGGGGTCTGGATCAGTTTTCCAAAGCTGTAAACTGTTTTCCATAAACACTGCAAGCTGGTCTCTGAATGAAAAAACAGCTATTAAATCTTCGTCAGGAGTTTCTTGACCAGCTGGTATACCCAGTGTTCCACTAGCATCTCTTATTTTAGACCAATCTGTCGGGTCACCAGTAGCTGAATACTTTATAAAACCTTTTCCAGAGGCGTTCTCATCGATAGCGTAAATTTTAGAATCGTGAACGCATATTGATGCAGTATGTGGACAATTTGCATCTGTGATAACGGTTCCATCATAAAAGTGTTTTATAGTACCGCTTGTATATTCTACTACAACGTACAACTTCCTGTTGAACGGCAAGAAATGCCAAACATTACTTACTGTATCTGAACTATTATCTGGATTAGCTAATACTAACCTAACGATAGAAGTTACTGGAGGTGAACCATACCCAGAGAGGGTAGGAACAGATCCAGAGGTATTGCTAATCACATAAAGTTTTGAATCGAAGTAAAACAAACCAACGTTGTCAGTTCCCAAAGAGGTAGAACAAATGCGATCTAAACCGGGTCGTTTTTGAACAGCAAAACCACCAGTTATATAGGCATTATTGCATTCTCTTAGCCCATTAGAATCTACCACTTGATCAGAGGTTCTAAGGTCTATTCCACTTTGAAAGTCTTGAAACGTTATAGCTGGCACTTACTTTTTCTTCCTCTCCAATGGTCCAGGTAGGATCCAACCAAGTATCATCGGTCCTACAAAGACTAGAAGTAATCCCCAACCACCAATTTGTACTAGTGACTGAAGTATTGTCCATATATTATCTGGTGCGCAATCCACGTTACTCACCGCCGTCCTGTGTGATATCTCCGTCACCACATCTGTTACAAAAGCACTCGTCATGGCGCCCAGTATCGGTGCAGCTACACCCCCCGATAAGACAGTCCCCGCAGTCGCACCCAATGCCGCCCCAGTTGCTACCACTGTCGCTTTCTTTACTGTTGTGCATCCTACTGCGAAACAACAGATGGCGATGGTGAGCCATATACTGCGGCCAGTACGAATAGAACTGCTACTGTTATTACTATGCCCCACTTTACTTTGGGTTCTAATGCTTGGAACTTTTCCCACATAACTATCTCCTATCCTATTTTAATTGATGCCCCGCAACCGCAGGACTCCGTACCTAAAGGTGGCTTGAATACAAATCGAGCGTTGAATACTGAGTTGTCTATGCCAAGGCTACCCTCTGTCAAATATGTCTGCGAGGCTTTGTCTGCAAAGATCACGTTGGTAGTCCCGGCTATACTCAATGCGTCTGTACTCATCGAGTCCACTTTTGTGAGGAGGATAGTTGCCCCACCACAGCCGCCACCTTTCAACCCAACCTCCAAGTATTCCTCTGATCCTAGTACAGTATCTAATTGCTTCTGCGCCTCTGGCGTTACCGTCATTGCGATCCATCATTCTTATTAAACAGGTTGAACAGTGTTCTCACCTTCTCTTTTAAGGTTTCTACATCTACCCATAGGCGGGACA